CATATTTTATGCTGCTGTTCAAGTAGCTAAGTAAAATTTGCTATTCAGCATTTAAAACACTAATTATTAATATTATTTGGAGAAAAACTATGGCAGTTGTAGTTAAATTACACGAAAAAAAAGAACCAGTCAATGAATTATTAGGAACAGTTGTTGCTTGGGGTTTGATTGCTGGTCTTTTAGCTAAAATTTTTGGTTTTAAATTTAATTTCGCAGATACTGACGAAATGAGAAGTTGGGGTTTTTCATTAGGTAATGCTTTTAAATTTTCTAGACAAAAATTAAAAAATGCAGGTCTTTCTCCAGAAATAGAAGCAAGATGCCAAGCAATTTTAGATACTTATGAAAGAAGAATTAAAGCAAGAGTGCAAGAGCATGGACGCCTTCTAGAAACAAATCCATCAGCTGCTTCTACTACTCCGATGCTTGACCGTAATTTAATGGCTCTTGCCGATGAAGCTGTAGATAAAATTGAAGAAATTCTTGCTGCTAGTTTGGGCAGTAAGGCAAGAGAAAGAGCAGAAGAAATGGTTTCTTCTATTAGAGGCACTTTTGATGAACTAAAGACTGGTTTAGTAACTATAACTTCTGCTGCTGGTCGTGCTGCTTTATCTAGAGATCGAAGATTAATAGCAGCATTAGACGCTGCTGTTGCTAGCCTACCAGATACCGATAAAGATGCTAAAAAACAAGAAATTCTTAATGCATTAGTGCTTGGAATAATAGCTTAGAGGTTAATTATGTCAACATATCAAAGATATTTAAGAGAAAGAAAAGAAGTTGAAATTGAAGAACAAGATCTAGAAGAATTAAAACTTCCAAAAAATCTACCTCCAGCCGAAAGGGCTAAAAGAATTGCACAAAGTGAAAAAGATAAAGCGGCATATAAAGCGGCGAAAAGTATTACAACAAATGCTGCTACTAGTTCTGTTGCTCCCCCAGATAATGATTCATCATTAGGCGATGTAATCCCAGATCAACCACCAAGACAGCCAGTTAGCCCTGATGCCGAATCGACATCAGGAAAAACAAAAACTACTCTTATGCAAAGACTATTTCCTACAGGTAAGCCAGAGGTTGGAAATTTTCCAAAAGGCGAACCAGAACAAAGACCAGAATCTCCCGCAACTACTTCAGCTGATCAAACAGCTGTGCCTACAAAACCATCTGGAGGTTCTGTACAAGTTTCTGGTAATACTATTACTAAAATTCTCTCATCAGCTGGTATAACAGACACAAGTAAGGTAAAAAATATTATTACTGCTTTTCAAGAAGCAGCTAAAGACAATAATCTTAAAATTAAAGATGGATTCTTGAGTTAATATGCAAAAAGATTTAAATTATATAGCCAAATTAGAAAAAGCTATCAGCGAAAAATATGGTGAAACAGCAGCAATAAATCCACGTTCTTTGTGGAATGAAGAAAAAGAAAAGAAATTTATTGATACTTTAAAAGACTCATATAAAAAAGAAGATACAAGCTTAAAAACAAAAGAAAAAGTAGAATTTGAGGGAGTATTAATAAATAAAAAATTATTAAAAAATTCAAATTCTAAAGTTTGTGATTGCTGTAAAAATTATTCTTTAGATAAAAAAGATGATGTTTATCTTTTAAAATATAAAACCTGTTTAAATTGTTATATAAAATATATAGAAGATCGTGAAGATAGATGGATGTCTGGTTGGCGTCCTCAAATGGAGAAATAAAATGTCAGAAATTTTAGAGATTGTCAACGGTATTTCACAAGCACTATCAGAAAAATATGATGGTGGTGCAGAATTTGGTCTTGAAAGAGAACAAAAAGTCTCAATGCACGAAAAACGTATTGTTGATGGATTTGGTGTGTCGTTTCATGGTAATAGAATTACAGTAAAATATCATTCAGAAGTTCCTTTAACAAGAGTTCACGGTAAAGACTTTAAAGGTGAAGTAGAAGGAATGATGAAAGATATTTCTAAACATCTTAAAGAAAAATATAAACAAGTCAAGAAAAAAACTCTTGTTCTTAAAGAAGAAGGCGATTGTAACATTATGGTTCAAACGCCAAACAGAAGAACTGCTTTTGTTAATGCCGCTCAAACTTATAGTTTAGGCGTTGATGAAGAAAAAGATGAAATGGCAAAGAAGTTTGGCGAACGTTCTGATCGCTATGCCAAGCAATGGCTAAATATTATGAGAAAAAAATAGGGATGATATATGTCTTTCAAATTAACAAAAGAGGAGATAAGAAACGAAATTATTAAATGTGGTAAAGATCCAAACTACTTTCTTAATAATTTCGCTAGAATTACACATCCAGACAAAGGTGTGATCCCCTTTAAGACATATGATTTCCAAAAAGAATTATTATCAGATTTTCACGATCACAGATTCAATATTATACTAAAAGCCCGACAACTTGGTATTTCTACCATAGTTTCGGGCTATATTGCTTGGTTATTATTGTTCTATAAAGAAAAAAATGTTCTTGTTATGGCAACAAAGCTTAATACTGCAATTGAAATTGTTGATAAAGTCAGAGATATGATTAATTCTGTACCATCTTGGTTAAAGATGGCAGAAGTTAAAATAGATAATAAAACAAAATTAGAATTAACAAACGGTTCTAAAATACAGGGTACTCCAACCTCAAAAGATGCTGGTCGTGGTCAAGCTCTTTCGCTTCTAGTTATAGATGAGGCTGCACACGTTGAGGATATGGACACTCTTTGGACTGGTTTATATCCTACTATTTCAACAGGAGGGCGCTGTATAGCTCTTTCGACCCCAAATGGTGTTGGTAACTGGTTTCATAAAACATATGTTGAAGGTTCAGAAAATAAAAATAACTTTCATGCTGTTTCGTTGCCTTGGTTCGTACATCCAGAACGTGATGACGGCTGGTTTAAAACAGAAACCAAAAATATGTCTAGAAGAGAGATCGCACAAGAATACGAATGTAATTTCAACGCATCAGGTGAGACTGTTATAAACGGTGATGATATTGAAAAAATGAAAAAGGGTGTTTGTGAACCCGTAGAACGAGGATATGTTGATAGAAATTACCATATATGGAAAAAATATTCAACAGATGGTTCGTATTTAATTTCAGCAGACGTTGCCCGTGGTGACGGAAGAGACTATTCCGTATTCCACGTTATTGATGTTAGAAGCATGGAACAGGTTGCAGAATACCAAGGTAAAATTGATTTAGATAGTTTTGCTAGACTTCTTTTATCTGTAGGGGCTGAATACAGTACACCAATGATTGTTGTTGAAAACAATAATATTGGTTATTCTGTGCTTACTAAACTTATAGATTTTGGATACAAAAATATATATTATACAACAAAAAATAGCGATGAAACCGATCAGATGTACGCACAATATTCATCAAATGCAGTTCCCGGTTTCTCGACAACACAAAAATCTAGACCACTTATCATTGCAAAGCTTGAAGAATTTATTAGAAATAAGACAATCAAGATAAATTCTTCAAGACTAATTAATGAATTGGATACATTTGTTTGGCATAATGGGAGGCCAGAGGCTCAAAAAGGTTATAACGATGACTTAACTATGTCTCTTGCTATAGCTTGTTGGATAAGAGATACCGTTTTAATTAACAACCAACGTAATTTAGAATATCATAAAGCTTTCTTAGGTGCAATATCAAAAAGTAATACACAGCTAGATACATCAATAAGTGGGATGTTACAGTACGAAAAAGATCAAAGATTTTTACAACAAAGAAAAAATTATCTAGATCATGTTTGGCTTTTTAAGGGATAAATAAATGGCAGATCAGAAAAGAAATCCAAAACCGGAGCAATCACAGCTTTTTAGAAGCTTAACTAGATTATTTTCTGGTCCGTTGTCGGATTATAAAACACAATCTACTCTACGCTATAGAAGAAGAGATTTAGATAAATTAAAATTTTCTTCTGCAAGTGGTCAAACATTTAAGAAAAAATCTTATAATCCATTTGAAGCGATTCAATCTAACATAATGATGAATCAAAGTCGTGCGGAAAGATACTCCGACTTTGATCAGATGGAATATATGCCAGAAATAGCGTCTGCATTAGATATTTATGCAGACGAAATGACGACATCAAATCAATTTAGAAATGTTTTGCATATTGATTCGCCAAATAATGAAATAAAAGAATTATTACATGCTCTTTATTATGATGTTCTAAATATAGAACAAAATTTGTATGGCTGGTGCCGTACAATGGTTAAATTTGGTGATTTTTTCTTATATCTTGATCTTGATGATGAGCTTGGCGTTAAGAATGTACTTGGTCTACCATCACCAGAAGTAGAAAGACTAGAAGGTGAAGACGAAAGTAACCCAAAATATGTTCAATATCAATGGAATAGTGGTGGTATTACATTTGAAAATTGGCAAATAGCTCATTTTAGAGTGAATGGACAAGATAAATACGCTCCATATGGAACATCAATTCTTGAGCCAGCAAGACGTATTTGGCGTCAATTAACTCTTTTAGAAGATGCGATGATGGCATATCGCATTGTTCGCGCACCAGATAGAAGAATTTTCTATATTGATGTTGGTGCAATCGATCCAAAAGAAGTTGAACAATATATGCAAAAGGTTATGAC